CAACCGGAGCTATTACGGTTACATTTGCGGCAATTCCTAATATATCCTTCACAAATACTACCGGTGGTGCTCGAAATGTGTATTGGTTTACTCTAGGAATATAATATGGCACAACGGTTTCTGATTGCTCCTATGAATGAAGGTCTGCGGACCGATATGCCTCCATGGCTTATACCTGAAAATGCATTTACTCGTTTAGAGAATGCCTATATTTTTCGCAGTAAGGTAACTAAAAGGCATGGATCTATTCTTATGGGATCGGGAGCGCCATCGAGTGCAACCGCACCACTTTTGTCTCGACTGAGAGCAGACTTAGGTGCCTATGCACCTGGTGTTGTCGCAACGCCTATACCTGTTGCGGTAGGGCAACAATTTTCTGTAGGAACTACCATACTTACCGTCATTAATGCAGGTATTGGACAACCATTACTCACTACAGGAACCATAACTGCAACCGTTACCGGTGCCTCCCAGATTACGTTTGTAGGTGCTGGGGTTGGAAACCTCTTTTTTTATCCCGGTCTTCCGGTTATGGGAATATGCAACTATGAGGTTGGTTCTATAAATAATCAACCAACTATAGCCTTTGATACTCGATTTGCCTATCAGTTTGTAACTACCGCATGGGTACGTATAGGTACTGCGGTCTGGGTTGGTGATAATAGAGATTACTTTCAGACTGCAAACTGGCAAGGATTAGATGACTATTTAACACTTTTATTTGCAACAAATTTTAATGCAGGGGTGAATGTTGCGCCTAATGCAGCAACAGATGACCCTATTAGGTACTGGAACGGTACTACATGGACTAATTTTAAAACAGTTAATGCTGTTCCTGGTGCTGGTAGTAGTGGTGTTATATTACCTGATGGATCATATATAACGACAGCCAGAATAATTGTTCCGTTTCAAGGAAGATTAGTATTTCTTAATGTCATAGAAACACACGATCCAAGTGGTGCTAATCTCAATAGGCAATTTCAGTTTAGGGCACGCTATTCATGGTTTGGAAACCCCTTAAGTCCACGAGCATTTTTAGAACCAAATGTTACTTTTTTGGGCAATATTTGGGGTGGTGGTGGATTTGTTGATGCATCAACAAAAGAGGAAATAACGGGTGCAGAATTTATTAAAAATAGATTAATAGTCTATTTTGAAAGATCAACATGGGAATTAGTGTATACAGGAAACCAAGTAAAACCTTTTACTTGGCAGCAGTTAAATACTGAACTTGGTGGTCTGACCTCACATGCTGTTATACCTTTTGATAAAGCAATATTAACAGTTGGTGATGTTGGTGTCCATGCGTGTAATGGTTCAAATGTACAACGTATTGATGAAAAAATTCCTCAAGAAATATTTACGATTGATAAACGGCAAAATAATGCAGTTCGTATAGCGGGCATTCGAGATTATGTTGCAGAATTGGCCATATGGGCATACCCTTCTTCGGATAATAGTACCGTTAATAACCAAGATTTTCCTGATAAGTTACTTATTTATAATTATGTTAATGGTACCTGGGCACGATGGGATGACTCATTTACGGCTTTTGGGTATTTTTACCAAAAAACTGATACAGTCTGGCAAGATATTTTTAGTACATGGGTTGAATATGATGCTACCTGGGATGCTGCCGTTGAATATCAACAAAATAGAAATGTGGTAGCAGGCAACCAAGAAGGCTATGTAGTTATGCTTCTCCAAGATTTTGATGTGAATGCACAGTCGCTAACGGTTACAAATATTACAATAGCAGGAAATACAGCAACGTTTACCGTACTCGATCATAACTTAAACCCAGAAGACTTTATCGATATATTAGATCTGAACGGTATAACAGGCTTTGTCACAGGTATTTACCAAGTGAGTACGATACCAACCGCAAATACTTTTACGGTTATTGTTGATGGATGGGGTGGTATTTATACGGGTGGTGGAACATTATTTAGAGTATCCCGTATTGATATACTTTCAAAACAGTGGAACCCATTTATTAATAATGGTCGCAGCCTTTATATCAACTACATAGATTTCTGTGTCCATAGAACTCCTGATGGTCAGATTACCGTGGATTATTTTTCTTCAGGAGGTAACTTAGATCTTGTTCCTGAGGCTGCAGCATCAGGTGCCTTATTGGGAACTAATGTGCTTGAGACAAGGCCGTATGCAACAATACCTTTTGAACAGACACAAGAGCGTTTATGGCATAGAGTCTATTTCCAGACTGATGGTACATTCATTCAAATAAGAATTTATTTAAATGATGAACAGATGGTGGATGCCAATTCTTCATTAACTGACTTTACCCTTGAAGCTTTAATATTATCAGCACAACCTTCAAGTTATACGTTGGATCTTTGATGGAAACCGTACAAGAATTTGGGCTATATTTACCCAGTACCTATACCTTTGATGTAGCCAGGCTTCAAGAAATAGAGGTAAATTCTCCTGAGTTCAAAGAACTTTTAGTTCGACTCTACCAGAATATTAATAGCATGATTCTCAGTCTTAATATGAAGGAATCTGCGTTATATGATAACACGAATGAATTTGTCACAGGAGCAGTGTATTATCCTCGTCCGGGACTTACATCAACAACACAACAAGAGTCTGCCTTTAGGCAAGAATACCGCACTACCATTGATTTTGGAGCACTCCCTAATGCGGGAAATAAAAGTGCACCTCATGGTATTGTTTTTACGTCACAAATGACCTTTACTCAAATCTATGCAACGGCTACCGATACTACAAACTTACAAGCTATACCAATACCCTATGTTAATGCTGGTTTAGTAACAGTTCCTCCTCCTACATTGACACCGAGTCCCTTAGGAGATATTCAAATATATGTAGACGCTACAAATGTATGGATACGAACAACCGCAAATCTTACCAACTTTGATCAATGTATTGTAGTATTAGAATATCTAAAATTTTAGGAGATACTCATGGCCAGAACTAGAGCACAACTACGAGCAGAACAGGCTCGATTACAAGCTCAACGAGCACAGCAGCCCCAAGTTCCTGCTTCAATTACCCCAACACCAACTGCGAGAGTTCCTACAGCGCAACCTATAGTAAATTATGGCCCGACAAGTGAGACAATACCTACGGGAACGATTAAACAGTTTCCTCGATTTACACCACAACAACAGGGGCTACAACAGCAGTTTCTTCAGCAACTCATGCCTATGTTACAACAATTATCTAAACCAATTGATGTAAATCCTATAATTGAACAGAGAACGAGAGATTTTAAAACACAAACAATTCCATCATTAATGGAAAGATTAGGAACGGGGCTAACAGGACAAGGTGAAAGATCATCAGCTTTAGGTGGTGCATTAGGAGCTGCTGGTTCAGGATTACAACAAGACCTTGCATCATTACAGACACAAGCTCAGATGTCTGATATGGGAAGATTGCAGAAATTATTTGGTGGACTTAGTGGTTTAGGATTTGAACAACAGTATGATAGAGGTTTTTTCCCAAATAAACCTGGATTTGGAGAATCATTTTCAAGTAGTTTAGGATCGGGATTAGGTAGTGGAATAAGTGGTGGAATAGGATCTTTGCTAAAAGCATTATTAGGATTAGCTTTTTAAGGAGTTATTATGGCATTACCAATATTTCCACAAGAAGAGAATATTGTAGATAAATTGAATCGTGGATTAGGAACGGGATTATCTGATGGTATTCAACAACTAGCACAATCAAATCTTGATCGTATGATAGGAAAAAATAATTATTTTCAGCAAAATCTCAGTAACGTGCTGAAGGATCTTGAAACAAAACCACAACCATTACTTCAACAACTTCAGCCAACTCAGCAACAAGTTCCTGAAGAACGGGCGCCACAACAAACTTCCCCTGTTATAGAGGAACCTTCCAAGCCATTAAGCCATGCTCAAAAAATTAAACGTGAGGAACTGGAATTAAGAACTTCAAAAGAATCTCGTAATTGGCTTAATGATTATAGAAATAAAGCCCACGAAGCAAGCACGCTTAAATCTGATTTAAAGATGATGTCAAAAGCCGCTCGATCAGGAAAATTGTATTCAGGAATAACTCAACGATTAGCAGAAAAACTTGGATTTCCTGAATTAACGACCAATAATGCTTCACAGATATTTGATAAGCTTGCGAGTGAAGTAAGACTTCATGTAGCTAAAGTTGCCCTACCAAAGGGATCTAAAATAACTAATATGATTGAGCAACTTTCAGGAAAAACTGTTCCTGGTCGTGAA